CCTTACCCGTTCCAAGAGAGGCTGATAGAAAGTTACAATAGTCATAGGTTTTCAATTGCCATGCTACCCAGACAGACAGGCAAGACCACGTGTGCATCAGGTTTCCTAATTTGGTATGCCATGTTCAGACCAGATTCACAGATACTAATCGCCGCACACAAATACGCAGGAGCGTCAGACATCATGTCCAGGGTTCGTTATGCCTATGAGATGTTGCCAAGTTGGATCAAGGCAGGTGTAACACAATACAACAGGAACTCAATAGAATTTGACAACGGTTCAAAGATAATGGCAACCACAACAACTGAGAACACAGGACGGGGTATGTCACTTACTTTAATCTACTGTGATGAGTTTGCGTTCGTGCAACCACCTGAAAAAGCAAAGGAATTTTGGACTTCACTATCCCCAACACTTTCAACTGGAGGTAAGTGTATGATTACGTCTACACCAAATAGTGACGAAGACCAATTTGCATTGATCTGGAAAGAAGCAAACAAAAGATTTGACGAGTACGGCAATGACAAAGTTATAGGAACGAACGGTTTCTATGCTATGAAGGCTCATTGGTCAGAACATCCAGACAGGGACGAAGCATGGGCAGATGCAGAAAAGGCCAGGATTGGCGACGAAAGATTCAGAAGGGAACACGAATGCGAATTCTTGATATTTGATGAAACACTGATTGACAGTATACATCTAGCAGGCATGGAGGCCGCGGCTCCTGTGGAAACAACAGGACAAGTACGTTGGTTCAAACGTCCAACCCCCGGACACACGTATCTTGTTAGCCTAGATCCTTCTATGGGTACCGGTGGGGACTATGCCGCAATACAGATTTTTGAATTACCAACATTCGAACAAGTAGGAGAATGGCATCATAACCAAACACCAATGAACCAACAGGTGAGAATATTGCAAGGAATAAACAAACATATACATGACACAATTTTAGAAAAAGATGCAACAGCGACACCACAAATATTTTATTCAATGGAGAACAACTCAATAGGCGAGGCCGCACTCATGCGTGTGATGGACATTGGAGAAGAAAACATTACTGGTATGTTTCTAAGTGAGCCTATAAGAAAAGGACACAGACGTAAGTTCAGAAGAGGATTTAACACCACAGCAAAACACAAAATTGATGCTTGTACAAAATTTAAAGAACTCATAGAGAACAATAAGATGAAGATCAATTCACAACTGCTTATATCAGAATTAAAAGACTTTGTGGCTAGCGGCATGAGTTTCAAAGCAAAACCAGGACAGCACGATGACCTAGTTAGCTCGTGTTTGCTGATGACACGTATGATGAAAGTTTTAGCAGATTTTGATCCCAAAATATTTGAAAAATGGACCGATAGAAGTTCAGAATTAACCACACCCATGCCTATCTTTGGATCGTTCTACGGATAATAAATACATTATATGAATCCAAAAACTTCCATAGACCTATTCAATAAGATCAGATCACAGTTCAGCAACATCAAAATTGGCGACGAGACAGGTGGCGCAACAGCAGACCCAGAAAAAGCAGTGTTCTTTGAGTTTGAATGGCAACCAGATGCAGACACGTTTGGATCGGTCAGCATATCAATTGCGGATGACGAGAACATGAAAGTTTATTACAATCGTGATCTAGTGGACAAAATAGACGAATCGGACAGAGACGAATGGTATGCGTTCTTGAAGGAGTTGAAGGACTTTGCTGTGGAACATAGCCTAAGATTCGACGTGAGGGATATTACTAAATCGAACCTTACGAAGCAGGATTATCAAAATCTTGCAGATACGAACAAAACGGTAAATACTGATGAAATGTCAGAAGAACTAGCCAGAATTACAAAATTAGCAGGTGTTGAAAAGGCACCGGTTGCAGAAGGCCTAACAGGAACTTCTAAGAGTTCATTCGAGAACCTAGAAAAGACAAAATTAATAGTCAGACACACAGGCAAAGTTGACGAGACAGTGCCAGGTGCGAGATCAAGACAGATTCAGTCACTGTATATAGAAAACGAGGACGGCGAGAGATTCAAGTATCCTCTTACACACCTAGCAGGGGCCAGAGCGATGACCAGACACGTAGCCAACGGTGGAAAACCTTATGATGAATTTGGAAAGCACATCGTTTCAACTTCAGAAGACATAGCAAAATTACAATCATTTTCAAGATATGTTTCGAATAAAGATCAACTAAATGACAATGCGGGCGATGTTATAGAACAGACAAAATTAAAGTTAGAAAACTTAAGAACATATGTCAAAAATTTAAGCAAACAATCACACTACGAAGCCGCATCAAAGGATTTCAAATCAGGCGACGATATTGTAGTTGATGATGAGACTATAAATGCACTTAAAGACAAGTTCACAATGAGAAATTTGGACAACAGGGTAGAAGAAGCGTTACCACTCATACACAAAATAATGAGCGAAATCGAGGCCACAAAAGAAACTGAAATTGAGCCCGAAACAGAAGTAAATGAACTCAAAGGTGATGAAAAAATTGAACCTTACGCAGACGCAGGATTAGATGTTGTGAAATTTATCACAGACAAAGATAGTAAAATATTTTTGAACAAAGCACTGCCTGATGAGAAAAGATACCAACCAATGGGCAAATCAGGTGAAGAGAGCAAAATGATTAGAGTGTTATCAGACATCGCTTCTAGGATGTTGACGAACACACCGTCGGGTGATAGAGTGGCGAACTTTGCTTCTAGAATGAGCGACCAATTAGAAAAAGGAAAAAGCGATATCTTCAAACAAAAAGATGTTGTTGATGGTCCTGGATACGAGAAGAGAAATAGAGACATTGCAAAAGCACTTGTGGCAAAGTATGAAAGATCAGCACAGGAAATTGATCCAGCAGATTTTAAAAAGAAAAAAGACATCAAAGGCAAAGAGTATGATGTGGATCCAACAAGGAAGCCAACCGAATCATTCGAGAATTGGGTTGACAATGTAGTGGAACAAAAACCATATGTGTCAATGAGCAGAGACGATAAAGATGGCAAAATGACTTACAATGTGCTGGACAAAGACGGCAAGACTGCTTATTCTAGTAAGGACCAAAAAGAAGCAACTGAATGGTGGAAAAAGAATTATGATAATCTTAAAGAAGGTTCAGTAAAACAGGCCATGCATGACGATGCTGAAAACATGAGCAAGGAAGAATTCGTAGCCAAATACGGCAAGGATATGGCAGACTTTTGGCATTCCATTAATGGTGTTGAAGAATACGCGATGGAACCAAAAGATCCAGAAATAGAAAAGAAGGACAAAGAGAACGCTACAAAACTTGATGTGACGAAAGCAGACAAGATGATGAACACACCAGCGTATCAAAAAATGAAGTCCGGTGATCCCAAGTACGCAGATAAAACTGAGGGCATGGGTGACAAAATAGCGGACATGGCTCAGAGCATGAGCAAGGACGAATTCATGAGCAAGGCAGACGAACTAGGACTTACACCAGAAGAGGCCGCGGAACACTACGAGAAGATGCAGGGCGGTGCACACGCAGGCAAGTTCGAAGGTAATCAATTCGCACAGGCTGTACAGAAAGCCAAAGCGGCAGGCATGAAAGCAGGTGATAAGTTCAAAGTTGGTGACCAGGAATACACACTGAAGGATGCCATAGAAATGGCAGGATTACCACTTGAAGAATTCTTCTCAGAAGAAGAAATGGAAGTTCCAGAAGAAGCACAGGCGGAAGCAGAAGCGATCAACACGGAACTGGACAGAATCAAGACGCTGGCCAACATAGCATAATAAAATCTCCATATTACCAATAATAGTAGTAGACAACTGATAAATATAGTTGTATATTATGTACTATATGTCTAATATACACTTAGGCAAACTAAAACAAACATAGGCACAATAAAGGAGGCTTACATTATGGCTACATTGGCTGAAATAAGAGCGAAACTCAAATCTCAAGAACCTAATCGCTCAGGTTCATCAACAGGCGGAGACAACGCCATTTATCCACACTGGAATATAAAGGAAGGCGACGAAGTAGTTGTTAGATTCCTACCCGATAAGGATACAAACAATACATTTTTCTGGACCGAAAGAAACATGATCAAATTACCTTTTGCAGGTATAAAAGGTCAGACCGATTCAAGACCGGTTACTGTGCAAGTACCATGCATGGAGATGTACGGCAAGACTTGTCCGATACTTACAGAAGTAAGACCGTGGTTCAAAGACAAGAGTATGGAAGACATGGGTAGAAAATATTGGAAAAAGAAAAGTTATATTTTCCAAGGTTTTGTAACTACAAATCCATTGGCAGAGGATACAACACCTGAGAATCCAATCAGAAGATTCATCATTGGACCTCAAATATTCAACATAATCAGAGCGGCATTGTTAGATCCAGAAATGGAAGAACTGCCAACTGACAGTGTAAAGGGTGTTGATTTCAGAATCACAAAAACCACAAAAGGCGGATATGCTGATTACTCAACTTCAAAATGGTCAAGGAGAGAAAGAGCACTAGACGAAGCAGAGCGAAGTGCGATCGACAAGTTTGGCTTACACAACCTGTCAGACTTTAGACCAAAAGAACCAACCGAAGCAGAAGTAAAAATAATCAAAGAATTATTTGAAAAATCTGTAGACGGCGAAGCATATGATCTAGACAAGTATGGACAATACTTTAGACCGGCGGGCGTGGCTTACCAAGGTAACCCACAGGTAGCAGTACCAACAGCATCGGCTCCTGCGGCAACACCACAACCTGAGGCGGCTCCAATAGCGGCACCTGTAACTGAAAGTGCACCAGCACCACAACCTGAGGCGGCTCCGGCAACGGCGGCTCCGGCGGGTGACAGTGCCAAGAGAGCAGAAGACATCTTGAAGTTAATTAGATCAAGACAAGCAAAATAATCTGACATTTTACCAAGGCCCTAATATTGACGTTAGGGCC